TTCGTCAAGACCCCCTACCATACAGGACGCTTGTGTGTGGCCTGGTATCCTGGTCTCAGCTCTGACCCAGGCTTCACTTCCTCTGCCTTCTGTCATCGCGAGTTCATCGATGTTGGTGGTGAGAGGGAATTTGCCTTCCTTCTGCCTTTCACTACCAATCTGCCATATAAGTCTGTCAATGCTAGTTGCGGACTTTTTGCTGTCTACGTTGTCACCGAGCTTAACAACCCGTCCACGGTCTCCACTTCGATCCAAATGCTTGTGGAGATCTCTGGTGGACCGGGCTTCGAGCTCTCTGGCTACACTGACTCGACCTGGGGCCCCTACGTGCCCGCTGTTGGCATGCTCGAGCTCAAGGCTGAAGAAGAAAGGAAAAAGGCGTCTGTCCAGCGCCTGCATGCCGCGACCGGTACTCGAAAGACCGAATTGAGCCGTGTCGCGGCCGAAATTGGTGGTGCTCAAGCCGCCCCTTCTGGACTAGATGCGTCCCGCTACGTTGCCGGCCACAAGATTATGTCCATCAAACAACTCTTGTTGGCTAGCTCGCCTATCGAGTGTTCCGTTGCCACGTCCGCTGCTCAAGTTGCGTTTCGCCCTTTCACTGTGGGCGTCGCGTTCAACAATGCGGGCGTGGTCACCAACGGCGATCTGTCGATGGACCCCTATGCCTGGTTCTGCCCAATGTACGCTTACCAACGTGGTGGCGTCATCTATCGCAGGACCAACTTACAAAGTACGTCCGTCGGCGCGTTCGCGCGTCATCGTGTGACTAACAACGATTACATCAATCAAGCGAACCCGGTAGCTGTGTATTCAGACACCAACACTGGGTATCGTTGGGTGGATCATCCTGCCACTGGAGGAGGAGGTGTGTACGTTCCAAGTTATGATAAGACTTGGGCACGCCTCTGTCGCGTCTCCGCGAGTCGTGCGGGCGTCGGAACTCCCGAGCCCCTCGACAATTTCTCCAGTTGGACCCTTCTCATCCAAAATTTGCCTGGCACTGCTGCCATGGTCTCTGAGACCCAGCGTGCTGTTGCAGATGACTTCCAACTTGGCTTCTTTCTTGGATGTCCCCCGTTCGCCTCTCTGAACGGGTATACAGAGAAAGAGCAAAAGCCACTCCCTTTGAGTGTGGATTCACTTTCCCAGATCGATTCTGGTCTCCCTCCGAGATCAGACACCGCCGGCGATTTGCCAGCTGTGCGACCTGGGGATGTGTCGGCAATCCAACGGCCCAGAACCTCCGTGCCCGTGGTAAGGCTCGGAAGCGAGAATTGAGCATGTGCTCTGTCACGATCTTGTGACATTGAGCTGGCTTGACCGCTTCCGGCTTCTTTCTAAC